GTCATCGAGGCGGGGATCTGGTACCAGCACAATCTCGTCTCGGCGTCGCTCGGCGTGTACTTCTCGAACGCCATCGCGAGTGCGGCCCAGTAATGATCGTCGCCTTGCGGCCCTTCACGTTGCGGGGGGTGCCCTATGGGCCCCCCGCCCGTGAGACTACCACGGCTGAGCAGTTAGCGACCGTGACGGCCAAGCGGCAGGCCCTCCTGGACCACTGGGAGCAGCGCCAAGCGGTCGTGGCGTCGTTTCCGGGGGCGCAGATGCCGGCGCACGAACAACAGAATACCGAGCAGGCCTTGGTGGAGTTCGACAGTGTGATCGAGCGACTGACGGCGACCCTTGCGGCGGAGCAGGTCGAGGCGAAGCCGGTGGTGCCGAAGGCCGAGTGGGACAAACTCCCCGCGTACAAACAACGCAATATGCTGAGTGGTCGGTTCGTCGCGCAGCGCGAGGGCCGGAAACTCCAGGAGGCCTGAGATGAGTTTCGAGGTGTTCAAGCGCCCGACTCTGGCGCCCGATTACAACCAGCGTCCCATCGAGAACCTCACGGTCTCGGGTTCGACCTTGAGCCTCTTTGGGGTGTCCACGATCCGCCGGAAGTCCTCGGCGGGGGCTTCGACGGCGCTCTATACGCTGCCCGCCCCACTCTATGCGGGGATCGAGAAGTTTGTGACGGTCATCAGTGCGACATCCACGCGGACCTGTCGGTTGACCGCGAACAGCGCGAAGATCATCAGTTCCGGCTCGACGACGACGACCAAGATCACGTTCAACAAGGGGAACGCCGCCGCGTACCTCATTTCGATTTCCACCGCCGCCTGGGTCGCACAGGTCCAGTCCGGCACCATTGCGTAGGCTCACCGTTCGAGGGGGTTCTATGTCTCCTGCGCCACGCCGAGCGCAGTTGTCCGTGGTCCCGCAGTCGAAGCGCACCAAAGTCGCCATTCTGGGCTTCACGCCCCACCGAGACCTCGCGCCCTGGACGAATGACGCCTGGGAACTCTGGGGTATCAACGATCTCTATCTCGATGTGCGGGCGGATATTCCTGCGGAACGCTGGCGCTGGTTCCAGCTCCACGAGTGGAACGCCACGACCAAGACCGCCGCGGGCGAGATGGTCAGCCCGCCCTGTCCGCGGGATCCTGCCCATCCCCTCTGGCTCGCCGCGAATAGCAGCAAGTTCCCGATCTATCTCGCGGAGCCGCGGGCCGAATGCCCGGACGCCCGCGTGTTGGACAAGCAAGCCCTATTCGATTTCTTCGACTCAAACTATTTCACGAACTCGGTGAGTTGGATGCTGGGGCAGGCCATCATGGAGTTGATCCCCGATGGCTCCCCCGTCCCGACGTCGAAACTCTACAACCCCAAGGCCCGCGCGGTCGAAGGGGCGGAGATCGGGGTGTTCGGCGTCGATATGATGACCGCTGGAGGCCAAGGCTCCGAGTACGGCTGGCAACGCCCCTCCTGTGAGTGGCTGATTGGCTTGGCCCAAGGGGCTGGGATCAAGGTCACCCTGCCGAAGCAGTCGGACCTCATGAAAACCGCCTTTGCCTATGGTGATGCGATGGGCAACGCCTACCGCATGAAGCTCAAGGCCCAGCGGCATGATCTCTCCGCGCGGCGGGGGTCCTTCTGTGAGCAGCGCGACCAGGCCATGTACGCCATCTCGGAACTCACGGGGGCCTTGAATGTCTTGGATCATCTCCTCGGGGCGTGGATGCCCGGGGACGGTGGGGAAGACAACCCGGGGCGGGTGCCGGAGCCGAACAGCCACAAGGCGTTGACGCCCGTCGCGCCTCCTGTTGCCACCACTTTCGATGGGTGAGCCATGAGCAAACACCGCACCATCACGGGCTTCGGGCCGAGTATCATGAAAACCACGGGTAAGTCTACGTGGGCGCGCTTCGGGCCCGTCCTGGCCAAACAGGTCGGGATTCAGGCCGTGTTCACCGGGTCCTCGAACGGCCAGGCGGTGAAGCTGGAGGGCATGCTCTCGACGTTGACGACGGCGGCGGGAGCCTTCCGGACCATCGTCTCCATCAAGTCCTCGCAGAAGGGCGTCGTCCTCGGCACGAGTTCCGCCCCATTGAGCTTCCTGCGAGCCAATACGACGGCGATCAAGGCTGGGGGCTCGGTGCAGGTGGTCTTTGCGGCGGTGACCTGATGCCGACGTGGACCTACGGCTACGCCCCGAGTACCTCCACCCCCGATGCGGTGCGGTGGCTGGTGGGCCAAACGTCTACGGCCGATCCCGTCTTGGTCTATGACGAGGAGATCACCTTCGCCATCGGCCAGCGGCCCAATGCCTACGGGGCCGCGTCGCTCGTGGCGGACGTCTTGTCGGGGAAATATCTGAGTCAGGCCACCCGGTTGACGGTGGGAGCGTTGACGATTGCGTACCAAAACCGGGCGGAGGAGTACCGGACGTTAGCCCGTCGGCTCTTGGCGAACCAGGCCCTGGCCGGGGTCAGTCCCTACGTCGGCGGGATTTCGCAGGCCGATATGCTCATTGACATCCAGAACACCGACCGGGTGCCGATGCCGTTTGCCATCGGCATGAACGACAACCCCCGCGTGATGAGTTTCCCCTCGACCCTGAGCGGGACATGACGCTGACGGGCCTGTATGTCACCGTCCGCGTCGTGGTCTGTGGGGATTTTCTGGTGGTGGAAACCACGGCGAAAAACCAGACCACGATGATCGGATACTACGTCGGTGATTCCCAGCGGCCTGCTGGTACTCTTTAGTCAGTCGATCCGACTGCAACGCGCCGCGGGCCAAAACTCCCGCGGCGACCGGGCCTATAGCGCGACCGTGGAGACATACAAAGCGCGGCAAGAAAATACCACGACGCTGGTCAAGGATCGGCTGGGGCAGGATGTGGTCGCCAAGACTCGGTGTTTCGTAGCCGCGACTTCGACGGGGTTTCCGGGGATCAAGATTGACGACCGGGTGACGATGCCGGACGGCACGATGCCGAAACTGATTGCGGTGGATGCCTTGAGCGATGCGAGCGGCCCCAATCATGAGGTACTGTACAGCTAATGGGCCTCCGGGTCACTGAGGACATGACGGGGATGAAGGAGTTGAACGCCGCGCTCTTTCGGCTGTCGGGGCCAGAACTCCAGCTCGCGGTTGAGCAGGGGCTCTTTCAGGTGGGGTCGGAGATCGAAGGGGATGCGAAGGAACTGGTGCCGGTGGATACGGGCAGTCTCCGGGATTCCGGGTTCACGATCACCAGAAGTCTCGAGGCGCTGGGACCGCGCGCCGAGGTGGATCCTGGAACGCGGGCGGATGTTGAGCCAGAGAACGAGAGTCTGATTACTGCGGTCGTGGGGTTCGGGGGACCGGCGCAAGAATACGCGATCGTCCAGCACGAACGGCTGGACTTTCACCATCGCGTGGGGCAGGCCAAGTATCTCGAGACCGCGGTGAATCAGCATGTGGAGGACATCGCCCCGATGATTGCCGAGAAGGTGCAAGCCATGATCGAGGGTCGGAGTGCCGGAGGGTCTGGTGCAGGCAGCGAAGGGAGCGGCTTTGAGTGAGCTACGCCCTGGTAGACGAGATTATCGCGAAGCTCTCCTCGGGCGGCTTGGGGTCCACCAGTCCGTCCACCTCTACGTATCGGCTCGTCGCGCGGGCCTGGTTGGCGGGGACGATCGACGGGACGACGCAAGGTCCCCAGATCGCGGTGTACCCGACGGGGGGACTGCCTCGGGAGCCCGAAGAGGACTTGGATCGCCCGACGTTCCAGCTCCTGTTCCGGGGGACCTCGGGCACCTCGACGGGCATGGAACTGGACATTGACAAGGCCATCCGGATTCTGACCACGAGTCCGAACGGGTTTACGGTCTTGGGCAGGAAATACGCCTCGATCGATACACGGGGCAACATGCTGTATCTGGGGCGGGACCAGAACAACCGCCCTCTGTATAGCCAGAACTTCTTGGCTTGGCGTTCACGCACCACCTAGGAGGCACGTATGGCCACAAATGTCTTTCACGGGCGGGACGCCACCGTGTCCATCGGCGCGACCAGCTCGGCGGTCTCGAAGATCGGCGCCGTGCGGAAGTTCGATGTGGAGCGCACGCAGGGCACGATCGACGCGACCAGCTTTGATTCGGCGGGCGACTTCCAGGGCCTGGACAACATCCGGGAGTGGAAGATCACCACGGAATGCCTGACCCTTTCGACCGCGGGCACGAACTATGCCCAGCAGGCGCTGTTGCGGACGAAGTTTGCAGCCGGCTCGCGGCTGTGGTTCCAGTTCCTGAACTCGACGGCGGCGACGGGCCCCCAGAAGTTCGTGGGCTATGCCTACGTGGAGTCCTGGAAGCAGGCGGGGGACCTGAAGGATGTGCAGCTCTTGAACTTCGCCGTCAAGGGTGACGGCGCGCTGACCGAGTCGTGAGCGACCTGACCCTGGGCGGAGAGCCACGCCGACTCTCCTACCCGTTTAAGAGTGTCAAGCGGCTGAAGATGGAACGCGGGGTCAACCTCCTAAAGTTGAAAGAGGTGGACTTTCTGGATCCCGTCACGATGTCCGCCCTCTTGTGGGCGGGGCTCTTAGCCGAACGCCCGGAGACGACGGAAGCGGAAGCCGATGGGTGGCTCGACATGACCCGGTTTGGGGAGATCACATCCGCCGTGGCGGATGCGATTCTGGCCAGCCAGGGCGCACCCGTCGTCCCTTTGACGACGACGGACACCTCATCCGCGACTGCCGCCGCGCTGCCTTCCGCCTAGGGTATCGTCCGTGGGAGGTCGATCGGCTGACGTTGGCGGAACTCTATGAGGTGCTGGAGGCCCATCGCGGGCCTGATCCCGTGAGCAGTCCCACGCCGTCGGATGCGGAACGACTCGCCGCGACCCTCGCCGCGAGAGATGGCATAGCCCCGGAGGCATGAGTGGCCAATATCGGTGATGTCACCGCCCGACTGCGGGCCGATGTCTCCGACTACGTCACGGGGATGCAGAAGGCTACCCAAGCCAACCAGCAGTTAACCAGCCAAGTCACCCAGTCCAATCAGCGGTTTATGGCGACGGAGCAACAGGTGCTGGCGGCCGTGGCTGCCTATGACCGCAACATGCAAGCGGCAACGGGTTTACGGCAGGCCGTGAGCACGCTCCGGGCTGATGTGGAGCAAGCGACCGCCGATTTCAAAGCGGGGGTGATTTCGGTTGAGGACTACAAGACCGCGCTCGATCAGGCCCGCAGCAGTGCGATCGCGCTGCGCCAAGGAGGAGGGCTCAACCCCTCCGAAATGAGCGCGTTGAACGCCGTGCTCGTCAAAACCGCCGACTCCGCTGGTGGGAGTACGCGCGGGCTGATGGGGATGCAATTCGCCCTCGGGTCGTTGGCGGCGGAATCGCTCGGGGCACGCAATGCCGTGGGCCGCCTCGCGGCCGGGGCCTTGTTCTTCTCGGGCGGCAGTCTCGCCGCCTTGGGGATTTTGGGTGGCGTTGCTGCCATCGCCTTCGGTTATGAGGCGCTGACCAAGACGGCGCGCGAGGCCGCGGCGCAAATCGACAAACTCGAAATGTCCTTATCGGCACAGCGGCGCAGTGCCCAGGGTCCTGGCATCACGGCGGGTCAGAATATCCAGGTGCTGCGCGACGAAATCCGCGCGGCCAATCAGGATTTGATCGACACGCGGATTCTCGCCCAACATGAGCGGGCCACGTCGCCGTTTGCCGCGTCCGCAGACAGCGCGGAGCAGCGGTTGACGAATGCCATCGTCGCACGGCATAATGCCATGGTCCCACTGCTCGATGCAGGGCAGCAGGAAATCATCCGACTCCAAAGTGAAGGGTTTGCTCTTACCCATACCCACGATCAGGTTGTCGCCTATACGCTCGCCTTGGAAGGCGTGCCCGCGAAGTTGGTCGCCTTGGCTGCCGCGACGGAACGCACCAATGCGACACTGGCGGAACAGCGGGAGGGTCTCGCGATTGCGACCGAGATTGCCACGTTACTCCCCAAGATCACGTTCGAGTTGCGCGGCGTGGCGGGGTTTCAACTCGCCCCGACGAATGCGGCGGCGGGACTGGATGCGATGGCGCAGGCCGCAGACCTGGCGGCAGCCGCCATCAAAGAACTCACGGACGCTCGAGAGAAGTTTGATGCCGAAGTCCAAGCGGGCCTCCATCCGGGTGGCGTCGTGAGCGCCACGGAGGGGTCGCAACTGCGCGGCCTCGGGATCGATCCCAATCAGTTTCAGGCGCAGTTGGATCAAGCGGGGCAGCCCTTGGAGAAAGCCGTGGGCACGGTGCGGGACAAGTTTCAAGCGGACATGGAGCGGACGGGACGCGCGGGGATTGAAGCGTTGCTCCGGGGAATTCTCTCAGGCACCAATGATCTCCTGCCCTTGCTGCAACAGACGCTCATCAACTTTCTGACCTCGGGGATTTCGGATGTGGTGGGGTCGTTCTTCTCCGATGCCGGGGGCGGCGGGATCTCGTCAGGCGGCGTTACGGGCGCCGGCGCGGAAAGCGGCCTCCGCATGAGCGTGCATGTCGGGGCGTCGAAAGATCCCATGAGCCTCGCCCGGGATGGCCAGTGGCAGGCGGCGTTGCGGGAAAGTATCAAGGTGGCGCAGTCCCAAGGGTTCAAGGTGAGTTGATGGCTTATTTCGGCAATGCGGCGTTGATCTGGTCCGCTACCAGT